CTCGAGACAGGTAAATCCCTAAGCAAGGGCGCGACCGATCTGAAAGTCTATACCCTATGAATCAACAAATGTCGGAATATGGCGAAGCCAATATTTACCGTCTCGAAGAAACTTTCTTTAGTCTTCGAAAGCTCACCTAAGGGAAGGTAGGTTTGAGCTCAGTACATTTAAAATAATCAAAACAAGTTTGACTTTAAAAGTTTCCTGTGCTTCCAGTGAGATTTGAATTTAAAAAATGGACAATAAATCTCAACGGCGAAACAACGAAAACCAGAAGAAGGTTGAAGCTTTGGACTTTCTAAGCTTTATGAGAAGACCTAACTGTATCGCTGAAATTTTGCGACAGCATACTCAAATAATCGAAGAATCAAACAATTACTATTATTTGAAGATGAAAACTAAAGACAATAAATCACAAGGGCCCCTACGCTCTCTGCTCTGCCTTCCGAAGAACGTTAATCAAAAAACCGACAGCGCTTTTTGTAGCGTTGATGGCTATAATGTGAAAAATAAGTTTCTATGCACTCGCAGTCCGAACCAAGACAGCTTGTACCAGTTCTGGAGCATGGCGTATAAAAAGAATATTCATATCATCGTTATGTTATCTCCGATTGATAATCTGATGAGACACCGATACTGGAGCTTGGAAGAAGACGAAGTGTTTGAATGCCGTGAATTTAGAATAGAAACCCTACAAGTTGATGTGCAAGCTTTTTATATTACAACAACTCTGCAGCTGAAGCATGAAAATGGTGCAGTGCGAAAAATAGTGCATTTCAATTACACCGGTTGGCCGGTGGACAATATTTCGCATCACCCAAAAGAGTTCATAAGTTTTATTTTGACAGTGAATAGCGCACGTGATGAAGTAGATAAGCTATCTGCACGAAACTCCCATACCCTTGGACCCATAATGGTACATTGTAGTGATGGTTTCAACAATTCCTGTGTGTACTGTTTGTTAGATATCTGTATATCTGAATTTGGAGCTACCAGTAATGTATCTGTACCTAACACTTTTTCAAAGATAAGACAGCAAAATCGTCATGCCATTAGTCAGCCGGAGAATTATGTTTATTGTTATCAAGCTCTATATGTTTGGATTTCATCAATATCAAATTCTTTGCACCATTAAACTTGTGTATTTTGATAACCTATGTGATTCACAAAAAATCCAAAAGTTTAAATGTTGTTTTTAAAATGAACAATAATATTCTTATGTTATCTATTATTCATAGAATGGTAGAATGCAGAACTACGGATCATTACTGTACTGTTAGAGGAAACTTACTGTAATGATAGTCATATAACCACCTTTTCCTGAACCATTAATAAATAAATAAAATTTTTCTAGGCTCATAACAGTTGACAATTTTTGGACATGCGAAGGGAGGGTCCGCTCCAAAATTGTCCGTAATTAACATCTTTACACTATTAAAGTTTTAAGTTACCACTGAGCTTTATCGAATAATAAAACGTTTTATCAGTATTATAAAACATTTTAAAAGCATAATAAAACTTAGTATTCTCGTTAGTCCTAAAAGCTATAAATTGTTATTTCTCTAGAAAAGCTACTACCATGTGATGTTGAACAGTAATTAAAAGGCCATAAAAAGATTAATTACTATGGGTTTTAAGCACAATGGTAGATAAAATGCCCGAAGTACACCTCAATGGTATACATTTAATTTTCTAATTAGTTTAATTGTAGAGCGTGCGTATTCTAAGACTAAGGCCAATGGTATAAAAGGCCAAAAAGTTGTAGCTAGAAAGTTAGTTAAGTAAACACTAGTCTCAAGGGTTGATCGAAAGGCTCACACCCTTTGTTTGTTTGGTTTAGAGACTACCAGTGTGTATTCAGTGATAGTGAATAAGTGGTTACCTATTAGGAATTACTAACTGCATATCAGCTAGAGTGATTTAGTTCCTTTACGTATAACAGGTGAGACAATGACCACCCAACCGGACAGTATGAGTGCAATAGACTTTCTGATTTTTATGGAACATCCGGTGTCATTATCCAGCATCGCCGACGAATACTATACCATAGTACCTCGGCAAGAAGTGAAAGCACTCAGTTCCTCCAACCAGACCATGAACGAGGAGCAAGAACACTCTTGCATGCGGATCATACGTTTCCTTCACTGCCGAGTGAAGCTCAGTGGCAACCGGAATGTTTTGAATGCTAACTATGTTGACGGGTACGAACATAAGCGGAAGTACATTTACACCAAAAGTCCGTGTGCAAACAATGTAGACGAATACTTACAAATGATGTGGGACAAGAATGTAGAAATAATAGTTGTGCCATCGAGATCAGAAAATGACGTTAATTTTCACCAATATTGGAGTCCAAACGAAGGTGCTGTCATAGAGTATGACAACTTTAAGATAGAGACTTTAGAAGTTACTACGAAACCTCAGTACATTTTAACCTTATTGATTCTAACCAACCGAAAAGGTCGAATACACAGGATATCACATTTTGAATATACCGCTTGGCCAGTTTATAGCATTTGTCATGATCTAAGAGCCTTTTTGGATTTCGTTTCTAATATTAACGAGCAGTATACTTATTTAGAGAAACACAAGCCCTCCAGACAAACTCGGTCCTATAATTGTGCATTTGCATCGATGGTAACAATAGCTCAGCAGTATTTTGTGTACTTGATACCTGTGTTACAGAATTCAAAAAGACGGGAATGATATCTATCCCAAGTACSGTGAAAAAAATGAGACAGCAAATATACGGCTGTATGAACCGATTAAATGACTATTTTTTTTGTTATCTTCTACTCCATGTTTATGTTAAAGATGAAATGGGTATGAATTGAAATTATCTTTAGGACTACCCTAATAAAAATAAACCAAGAGATAAGTAGAAATATAATCTTAGCCTTGGAACAAATAGGGTAAAGACACCAAAAATGGACACGTCGAAAAAATTACTAACTTTAAAAAATATTTTTTTTTTTAGTTATATGGCAGTCTTAACTGATGGTTCCTTATAATGTCGAAAACATCAAGTCTTCCCATCATTTTTGAAGTCTTTAAAAACGTATAAGAAAAAGTAACACGCCTTTCCCGAATGTTATAGACTCCAGAAAAATGGCGGTCTTAATGTTTTGTTAATATGTAAAATAATATGTTAAAAATATGTTAAAAAAAAAATTTCGAGTACGCACTTTAGATAGTGTCCATACTTGCCGATTTTACCCTAATGTCGACGTCAGTTTCTCATCACTGACGTGTATTCTAGGCAGACATTAACTATAAATAAGAAATTTTAGGCATAATGATATCAGTTTCAATTTTAAAATTGTGCAGTCAAAATGATATTCCTCCAATTACTTAGTTCAGTCTTTTCTTTTCTCCGAGTCATGTACTCATATTATGAAATAATAGTTACAGTAATAAACTGCATTACTGCGATAATGAAATTTGTGAAAATATCTGAAGCAACGAGTATGGGGTACCCGCAACAAACCTGACGTAGAGCATGGCCAAACCACCTGCTGCTGTATTCACAAGTAAGTGCCCTATCTTAGATTATAAAACTATAAAGTGATATCTATGTGGAAAGAAATGGACGGTAACGATTCAAATTTTCCAGGGGAAAGGTTCCCATATCATACGGAGACAGGTTTTTTTGATGCATCGGTTGTAGGAATGGCGCCCATTCAAATCGTGGTAGTCATTCTTCTGTTTATGGCTTTCATTCCCATAAGATATTGAAGTATTTCGCCTGAAAGTATGGTAGTTGTCCCTACTTAATAGTGGTATTTGTTCCTGTAATAGTATGGAAATTATTCTTATATTATTATGGTAATCGCTTCCATACATCTATACTACTGTATTAATCTAGAGCCTCTGTCTGTAGGTTTGTTTTATGTGTCACATTTCATGTGAAATATTTATTTTTAACTCTCTGATCCCAATTTTTCCAACACTCATAAGCAACCCCCATTAAAAATGTTCTCTTTAGCTTATGATGGTGCCTAAAGTGCACTCAAATATAAACTATGGAAACTATATCGTATTTATTTTCTTTTCAGAGCGCCATGCATTCAACGTACGCACGCCGCAAGCTTGGATGGACGTTCGAGCTTACCCTATGAGAAATCGGAGAAGTTACTTAAAGTCGTTACCGCTTGACTATTTTTGTGTTTAGAAATAACCAATTAAGAGCTGCTATTAATACCAAAGAATCTCATACAATGTGCATTTATATTTACTTTATATCTAGGATATACCTTAGATATTAAGTCAACTTTTATAAGATATATGTAATAAACTTATGACGTGAATAACCTGCCGTTTCATTTAAATCTGGCTTAGCCATACCGTTTAGGTCTTTGAAAGTTAAAATATCAGTAACCATAGACATACCTACTGTGCAGATTGTTTTTAAAGGAAAACATAATATTTGTGATTATCCTTTACTGAAAATAAATTCTGACCGCAACCGGAAAACCCAATACACTTTAGTTGTAGGCTACATGATTATTAATTAAACAGGTCGGCCCGAATCTACGGGACGACACATGAACAATTCCCGCCCTTCGCAGTGATTCGCCCTTATGCCTGTATCAGTATATAACAACTCCTATACCTATTATACTGCGGTGCATATTAGGTAGTATATAACACACTTCTAACGGGCGAATCCCATTCGTCGAATAACCAAGACGGAACGCCTCTTACGCCCACAATCTATGTGCCCTTATCTCCGCTTCTCACACACAATCTTTCTTACCCACATATAAACGGCTTCACGCACACATCCACGTTTTTACTCACAGATTTATGTAATCTTTCTTACCCACACATAAACGGCTTCACGCACACATCCACGTTTTTACTCACACATTAATGTAAACGTTTTACTCTCTTTGGTATCAGTCACATAAGGTAATATCGTCACTATAAGTCACTATAAGTATATCGACAATATCGTATGCCTATGGAGTTGCATGCTGACAAGACATCTGCTTTTTGTCGCTACGTATGCTGTATGTGACGACATACGTACCTCTTGTTATTAATTTCCTAGATATTGAAGAAATTGGTGGGACATGTGACCACATGATATCAAAGTGTGAATGCTACATGGTGTGAAAATGAGCCATCATGGATCAGCTGCGGAAACAGCAGTCTTACTATTATTAGCAAAATCTCTTTACCAATCAATGGTGACCGCGTTACTGTTTACAAAAATAAAAATCGGGAAATCCTAATTAATTAAAATAGTTTATCAAATTATAAATAATGGTCTAATTTTTCTGTTTCTGAAAAGGTTAAAAAGAGGTTATCTCTATCGATAACCATGTAATGTAGTCATGTAAATTTCAGAACACAATTATTGGCACTGATAATGATTCACCAAGACTTTTTTCCTTTAAAGCTGGTCAAACAAAAATGGATCTTATTCCCTAGCATTTAGGAACATAATCAATTGAGGCAACTTGGAGACAAGTGTAGTTATCCTTATTATTTATATTTGCGGGTTTCACCATTTTATCTGAAAGTTTCTTGACAGTTAAACGTGTCAAAATGTTCTCAAAATCTGAACGTTTGAAACATGCTGCTAAAGTGCTAAAACTTCAGGATAAAATTTATGAATTAAAGTGTCATAAACCAAAAACACCTGAAGATGAAGACAGGATAAATGAAGAAATAGAAATTGCTGAAAGACAATACCAATATCTCAAGAATAAACTGCTGATTATGTGCGCGAGGAAACGTTTCGTAGAATATGAGGTGGAGATGGCTCTTACATAGTTATGAGGTAAGTTCAAACGCAGTCAACTATTATCCTTTATCAAACGATCGATAGAAATTAACTCTTATCAATTGTAAACCGTATGTTAGGCTATTTTAGGAAATCTTTTTTACAGATGAATGTAAACATGACCTTATTGGCAACGACGCAATGTAAAAGACCATTATAATTTTCTATTTCAAGATTTTATAAACAGCGCAGTAAAAAACGGATATAAATATCATGCAGATAGCTTTCAAAATACGATAACAACAACTTTCGTGTGCACTAGTTCTAGAACGTCCCGTTTAACCGTCCCGTTACATTAATTAATTAATTAATTAATTATAGCTATGCTTCGCGAGTATGCCCAAAAGAGTGTGGAATCGGCTCTGGTCGGCGGGGGTGGACTTAGGTCCCGAAACACTAATTATAGCCATGCTTAGTATAGTTTACTTGTTTGTTTACTAACTCAAAGCTAATACTTTTTCGAAATACTATCAGCTAATATTTACATTAGTCATACTTATGAGCGGACAACGCACCATTCATAAAAAAGTTAATAGCTTTTAAACATGCATTTAATAGGTGGACCTGCAAAATTTGTCCAAAGGGACGTTTTTTACGACTTGCCACATAATTTAGTAGTTTAATAATAGGTAATGCCGTACTTCTCACCGAAAATATAAAAGCTCTAACGCACCAATAAAAGGTTTAGTTTTGAAAGCACTACTCGCAGCGAGTGACAGTGACTCTTACGAATAATGAGTTTATTTAATTTCGGAGAAAAAAGTGAGTTAGATTGGCTTCGAGTAACAGTAGATTTGAGACTACCAAATGCTTCCCAGTTGGGTTGCCCTTATTTTGAAATGTGAGTTTTAATATTAATTTTGTTTGTTTATAGATAATGCAGCGTGTATAACAATGCCCATCGAAGATAAGAGAATGAGAATAATGGATTTTATCAATTTTGTACGAAAGCCAGACTCACTAAGCTGCATCATTCAAGAATATCGTGCGATAGTACCTGAGCAGGAGGATGGGGCATCAAAGTCTTGCAATCAAGCCGTAAATAGGGCTCAAGACGAAAACAATGCCCTACCAATCGTACGTCTGGTTCACAGCCGCGTGAATCTCTTTAGTAAAGAGAAGGTCATGAGTGCAAGGTATGTTGACGGATATAACCATAAGCAGAAGTTCATCATTACTATAAACTCATGTGAAAATAACACTGACAAATATTTACAAATGCTGTGGGATAATAATGTTCAAATCGTAGTTACGACTTCTTCACACGCGGAGAAGAATAATTTCAATCGATTCTGGAGTTTAAATGAACGTACTGTAATAACGTATAATAACTTTCAGATAGAGACTTTGGAAATTATTACAAAACCCCACTTTGTGTTGACCTTATTGGTGCTCACTGATCAAAAAGGTCAAGCACGCAAGCTATCACATTTTCAGTATACTGCTTGGCCTGCTGATGGCTTTTCCCATGACCCGAAGGCCTTTTTAGATTTTTTTTTTAATATTGACAGCCTATACGCTGATTTAAGAAAGCATAAGACCATAGGAAATGTTGGTCCCATAACAATTGATTGCATTGACAATAATAGTAGCTCAGAAGTATTTTGTGTACTCGATATTTGTCTTACAGAAGTTAAAAAGACTGGAATGCTATCAATAGCAAACGCTGTTAAGAAAGTTAGACAGAAAAAATATGGTTGTATGAACCGATTAAATGATTATGTCTTCTGTTACCATCTAATCCATGCCTATCTCTCAATGACATTTGATATAGTTAAAGTTCGTTGAAAGCACAGTCAATTGTTTATAAAATTTTTTTATCTCGTATCTGTTTAGAAATACCGAAGGATAAAGCCAAGTTTTCTCAAAATAACACAAAACGTAAACAAATAATTCATGTCAGGCGAATGTAGTATATTAATTTCAAATACCAGAAACATGGTGATTATTCTTAGCTCTAAGCTTACACAACATACTTTATCAATTGTACGTCATTTTTCTACAACGAATGTATGCTGTTTTCTAGTTTTTATAAATAACCGTGTAAAATTTAATGTTTTCACTATCAAAATAATGTATGTTATATTTTTAAGGACAGAGGTTAAAAGTATTGTGAATATTGTCAAACAACTGCCCTTCGGGTCGTTGTGTTAATGGATGTCACTTAAGTACATGTGAACACGCCATGTACAACTATTTGTGTAAAATATTAAGCATAAGCTAGCCTTAAGTTGCCTCAGAAGTCGCAAGTCTTAGAATTAAGAATAAATAGAATAAAGTGTCAGTTTAGTCAGCAGATTTATGTTGTGATCTCACCTGTCAAGAGTTAATAGAAAGCTAGTGTCTATTTTGTATTGAGTCCTTCTAATTTCATAATAAGGTTATAGACTGTGGTTTGGCTATCAATCATTTGCAAATTGAAACCCCCGATTCCAACTTTACCTATCTCAATCTCCTTGGGAATGAAGAAGCCACAAAATCCTGACCCTGAAAATAGCGCAAAGTCATAAAGACAGGGTGAGGATTTTGAAATGAAGGCATCCTCATTAAAGAATTAGACCGAGGTTTAGTTATGAACTTTCTCTTGTATTAAGCCCAAATATTTTAATGCGCATCAACATTAATTGCATTCAAAATGAAAAAAAGTGCTACACATTTAAGTAAAACTGATTGGCATAATAAATTGCAATTGATGATGTCACGTTATCGTACGACTGGACAGAAATAAACAAACGATAGCCTATGACCCCTACGTGAGCATTAGGGATATCCGAAACCAGACTTCGTAAACAAGTAGTGTTATCAATGTATACTAGACATTCATAACACTCCCACCCAAAATGATTTAAATAAACAATCCAGATAAAATGTATTAGTTCTTACATAGAGCTCATCCGGGATAGAACAGAAAAATATTTCTCAGCGATGGATAGTTCAGATAGTTCAAATCTTCAGTATCTGTTTGATACGAACTGGAAGCGACATGAGGCATATACTGGAGAGAATATTTTTCACGTCATTCGCAAAAAAAGGATGGTTGAAGATGCTGTGTGCATTTGAGGGGCTCGTAGATGAAAAAACCAAAGAAAGGCTGCGAAAGCGAAACTATCACGGCAATACTTGCCTTCACATTGCAACGGAGGAACATAGAGGACGGCAAGCTATATGGTTAATAGAAAAGTTAGTGGAATATGGAGCAGATCTTGATGAAAAAAAGCATTGTGATGGTGATACTGTACTCCACATGGCAGTAAAAAAGGGAGACTATAAACTAGCTACATGGATGTGTCAGCAGCTAAGTATGCGATTTGGAAGTAGAAAATTATCGCAGCCTCACGGCGTTTCAAGTAGCATTGAAAAGAGGTGACGAAAAGATGATGGAGATACTTGAAACCCATGGCGCAATTATTCAGGAAGTAACCGACAGTGAAGAAGAAAAAAGGGATTCATAATAGTAACTGACAGGGTGGAAAACAAGTCGTGTAAACATAAGTGTTGAGACGTGACGCAAATAGGATAAGTGTCTTGTCGGGTAACTACTAGGATAGACAATGTAGAGTTAGTTAGTGTTATTTTTTTATTGGAGTAAGTAATTAATCACATCCAATATGGGAGAGTTAAGACTTAATATTAGCAGACATAAGTCTGCGGTAAAACCTTAATACGTAGATTTATATAGTAAACTAATTATAGCTTAGATTCTAGTATAGATAGTAAACTATAGTAAGACTCTGGTCTTGTAAACTTAGTTTATACTTTAAGAAGCGACTATAATGTAAGAGATGATGTAATTACTGTTATCGTACCTTATCTTAATGTGGTTTGAACTTTAGAACCAAAATGGACGAACAAGAACCGAATATTATAAGTTTTTTGTTGAAATATTATAATTAATTATATTGTAATTTACTGTATGTAACTTGTTTGTGAATCTCCAAAGAGTCTTTGATTTTCTAGATGTAGGGTATATGGTTTCGAATCCCGGCTAGAACAAGATTTTTTCCACCTATCCCAGGTTATTACTTCGGGAGGTCGCCACAAGGAAACCGCCTGTACTCGGCCAGGTTTTCTTGGGTTTTCCTGGTCGTTGTGGTAGGCTTGTTTACAAGCCTAAAACAAGTARATGCAGTACAGTGAAGTAAGTCGGTCCCAACCGCAAAAGTAGGTAGGTCTTTAGGAAACAAACTAGCAGATTTTAATGGCAAAAACGCTCTCTCTCCTCCGCCGTAAAAGGCAGATAATAGGTAATAACTGGCAGATAATAGAGGAAGGTAGTTGAAGACAAAAGTGTTGAAAATTCTACAGAAGATGTATACTGCAACCCGCTAATAATAATAACTCAATACATAGATCTATATGTCATATAAATGGCAGTTTGTTTGTAAATCGTGCGTATCATATAAGTTTTTATGTTGTATTTTATTTTTCATGTTTATAATAAAAATAACTAAAACTAATACGCTTTTTTTCTTCAACTTCAATACCATACTTCCAACTTCGATTTCAGTGCGATAGTGAAATATAACAGGGCCCTGAGGTCGCGCTGTTTTCACTGACACTCTGTCAAGTAATGAACCTACCGTTCAGAAATCTAACAATGGTCACTTTTAGTTTTTGAAACTGACAATTTCTTGATGGAGTCCAATCCTGGTCGACCTTAGTTAATTTGTATGGGGATCTCATACAAAACTGAGAATCGTTTACTAGGATTGCAACCCATCAAGAAATTTTCTTACTTGACATAGAGTAAGTAAAACAACAAATGACGTCAAGACGAACCTGCTGCTGACATAATTCCCGGTGTGCTGAATTAACGAGTCGAACATATGGGATACGACATGGGTTATAATGAAATACTACTAGTGAATGAAATTCAAATTATATAGCTTTTTTAATTTGTAATTAAAATCGTGAACAAATTTATCATAGACAATAATAAGCAAGAGGTGAGCGATCTATTCTAAATAAAAGTAAGTTATAAGATTAAATACACCAGATACACAACCAAACTTATCTGAATAACTAATCTTTACTTACAATCTACTAAAATTACACTGTGCATCGAATAGCTGTATTTTATCTAACAAGGCGTTGACATAACAAACTGGAGCACTGTAAAGTAGCAGAATATGTATTGCGTAGATAAAGAGAGACAATTGTTTCTCTGCCTACGAAGATCACGCACTGTTGTTAACAACGGTATAATTGCACTTTCACTGTACTTTGAAATGCAGATATCTATCACGCAAAACGCTGGCGCCCGGTCCAGACCTGCGCTGGAATGCACCAAGATAGGAGACTCTTTCACACGGCTTTCACTTGAGATCGGAACTTCAGTTTTTGAATCAGCATGCCTCACTGCCAAAACGAAGTCCAGGAAGTTATTCACATCTGAAGGAACGCCACCCTGAGGCCAGTCTTCGTAAGCGAAATGCTTGATGTCTAATACGGTTCCAGTATTAGTATTAGTGAGACACAAAGTCGTCACCTTATAGTTGCGGAAGCTTTTTATTTTCTTGGTCCGTATTTTAAGTTCACCGTAGGTCACGGTGGATCTTTCGTGAGTCATCCAATAGGGGTAGCACTTTTGTTTGTTATCTTCATAGGTCTTCGTAATCATGACGATAACACGAACGCGGTCTTGATACACAGCTTGCCAGAAGTCGAGGGCCGTTTCTTCCAATGGACCCTGGGTACAGATAAATCTTCTCTTCATGTTGTGTCCGTCGACGTAGCTAGCATTGATGTAATCGTCGAGACCCTTCCGAATTGGAAGGACCACCCGGTTGTAATCAAAGCAGGGCGCATCAGGATATCTGTTCTTCTTCATATTCTTATTTTCCAGAGAGATGTTGCAGGAAAATGCCACTATCCCTTGCATTATGTGTTCATGTTCTCGCTTCAAAATTTCACGGACGTTACTCTTTTGAGTAGGAGTAACATAGTTTCTACAGGATCGGTTTTTAGAACAATGTGAACCCATTTTAAATAATATTGGTATGTCTCGTGTGACTCGGGTTGCAGATTAGGACTAACTAACAGCTTAGGGAAAGTGAGTATTTATATTAGTTTTCCAGCCAAATTAGAACATGCCAATATCAACGTTATGGTCATTAAAATTATGGTGATAATGCCTCCAGTTACGTCAGTATTTTAATTATAATATTTTACAATGACGCAAACCACGTAGCCTTTTGATACCTATGGCATTATGGATGATAAAAATAGGAGAACATGAAATAGGTACAGTGTTTCTGGTAAAAACAGGAAAACCACAATGCCCATTGTACGGAATATAAAAGGAATTTTTGGTCGATTTACCTAACATGCTGAAACAATGAGGCATTGTTGCTAATGACGTCCTAAAAACCGATACTGGAAAACCAACTTATATTATTAATTTTAATTATTTATATTTACATTAACTATACCATGACTTTGTAAAAACCAATACATATTTATTTAATGTAAACTTTTTGCTCTGCCTAACTGAAATAATTATTGTAAAACATTTTCAGAAGGGCGATTCTATTGCAATAAGTATTGAAGTAATTCCGGTTATTACTTGTTCATTAGGGAATAAGAGTAACTCCATTAGAAAACCAGCTATAATTAGACGTTATGAGAAAACTATTTTTTAGGCGTCATTTTCATTGGCCATGAGTTGATACTAAAATGTCGAAGGTTAAATGGGCTTACCGTGTTCGTGCTCACGTATCTAGAATTTTCAGAGATTACATAATTTCACCGACAGTTCGGAAAATACCTCACATAAAATTTTGAGTCACGTTAACATTCACACCCTAGTCGTGAAAATTTTATAGCATTATAATGGTTGGCACATAATTAATTATATTATTATAAGTAACTTCTTCATAAAACGACGATTTAGGTGATAGTTTAAAATTGTTGCTAATTGTGTATCAAAATAACTAAAAGTATGTATAAGCAGTTCTAAGGTCTATATTCTCGAATACTTCTAATGTACATGTTCTGAAAAAATAAAACAAATGTTATTTTATTGTGATCAGTTTACTTAAACGTTTGTTGCATAATACAAATTTTATTTCTCTGACTGATAAATTTAGTTCTTTTAGACCTTGTTAACTTGGGAGAAGGACCTTCTACACACCTTTGCTAGCCAGTTTTTTGTTACTAGAGCGTCTTGACCGGCTTCTCAAACTAGACTTTTTTTATACTATTTTTTTTTCACTATCAGTATAGTTAATCCTAAAAAAGTTCCAACCTGAAAAGTACCGAATTTTGTTTAGTAAATAGGCGATTAATATCTTTATGAAAAACAGTTCAATTAATTTAAGAGCATTTAGTATTCACTACAGTACCTAGACTACCTAAAATATTTGGATGCCTATCGATCTATAATCGGGTGTGACAGATTGAGCAAACACAGTCTAGACAAGTACCTCGTGCGTATTTTTCAATCACTGGGTACTTAATACAATGGAACGGATGACGTAAGTGCGTCAGCAGCAGGTAAAGAAACTTAGATTTTATCATGATAAAATATACTTTCACTTATTATATCTATAACATTAAATTTGTCACAGTTAACCAAATCAAATGACACAAAGTTTTTTTTAATCCAAGCTTCAGAGTTGCCGACTATTCAATGTAATGAAAGATTTATTAGGACACTGTTGTAATGAGACTGTCAACAATATCTCCGTCAGATAAGACATTTGCATATCGATTAGGGAATTAGCATAACTTAATACGTTACGAAGCAAAATACTATGAATAATGAGATCACCTTATTATCTTGCCTTTAGAAAAGCGTAGGCTTTATGCCTCAAGGCGTATATAAAGCAGCCTGAAAACTTAGTATTCCGTCACACGGTAACAGGCAACCGACCAAACATCTAGACCAAACAGCAAACAAATTTGAAGGTGAC